CTATAGTTACCGGCACCACAACGCCAGGTGCCAATGGTGATTCGTTGTTTATTGCTGGAAATAGATTTACAATATCTGGCTCTCAAGCAGGCAGCACTACAGCTACTACTGCTACAGTTATATTAAGTGGTACCAGCATTGCTAGTTTTATTGCTGATGTTAGTGCAGCCAATATTCCTTATGTGTCAGCTAGTGTAAACTCGGCCGGTAATATTGTGTTTACTCACAGCCAAGGTGGTATAATTGCCTTAGCAGCAGTGGCAGGACAAGGTACTCCAATTACCACAGCTGGATTCACAGCAGACACACCTTATTGCCGATTGAGTATTACCGATTATACAACATTGATATTGTCTAACTTCTGTAGTGAGCCAGAATTTGAATACACTTCTAGTGCCACAGCACCTTATCAGGATCCTGCTGATGGCAGATTGTGGTACTATTCAACACCAACTCAAGTTGACATCATGATTCAAAACGGTGGCTCCTGGTTTGGCTATCAAAACGTTGTTAACGATGTTCGCGGATATGACTTAACACAGACCAATGCCAGCGGCCCAATTTGTGCTGCCACAGCACCTACAACACAAAATGATGTGTCAGCTAGTGCTTTAGTATATGGTGATTTGTGGGTTGACACCAGCGACTTAGAAAACTATCCTCTATTGTATCGTTGGGAATCTGTAAGCGGTGTGGATCAGTGGGTATCTGTTGATACTACAGATCAAGTCACACAGAATGGTGTATTGTTTGCTGATGCTCGTTGGGCACCAAATGGCACAACAGATCCTATTGCAGATCCAATTCCATCTATTGTGAGTTTGCTGACCAGCAACTATTTGGATTTGGATGCACCCGATCCAGCACTATATCCACAAGGTATGTTGTTGTGGAACACACGACGTTCAGGTTATAATGTCAAGAGCTATCAAAGTGATTACTTTAATGCGACCACATTCCCAGATGACACATTGCCAGCAGTGACCAGCACTTGGCTCACAGCGTCAGGTAACAAGCAAGACGGTAGCATGTATGCGGGTCGACTGGCACAACGTCAGATGGTTGTGGCAGCAATGAGATCAGGCTTGGATACCAGCCTAGGCGCAAGAGAAGACACTGCACAGTACACATTGATTGCATCACCTGCTTATCCAGAGTTGATTCCTAATATGATTGCACTCAGCAACGAGCGTAACAACACACTATTTGTGGTTGGTGATACTCCAATGCGTTTGCCTGGCACAGGTACTGACATCACAACCTGGGCTACCAACAACAATGGCTTGGGCACTGTGGCTGGGGATGGACAATCAGCTACCAGTAACTACGCTGCTACATTCTATCCAAGTTGTACAACTGTAGACTTGAGTGGTAATACTGTGGTAACAGCACCAAGTCACATGATGGTTAGAACAATCATTCGCAGTGACGAAGTGAGCTATCCATGGTTGGCACCAGCTGGTACACGTCGTGGTGTGGTAGACAATGCCACACAAATTGGTTATATTAACGGAGCTACTGGCGAGTTTGTGCCACTTGGTGTGAATCAAGGTTTACGTGATGTACTGTACAGTTTGAATGTTAACCCAATTACATTCATTCCAGGTGTGGGTATTACCAACTTTGGTAACAAGACATCAACCACAACTACCACAGCACTAGATCGTATCAACGTTGCACGTTTGGTTGCATTCTTGCGTGGACGCCTGGAAGAAATTGGTAAGTTGTATCTGTTTGAACCTAACGATCAGATCACACGCAATGAAATCACCAACACTTGCAACAGCTTGATGATTGACTTGATTGCCAAACGTGCTATCTATGACTACTTGGTTGTTTGCGACTTGAGCAATAACACACCAGCTCGTATTGACCGCAATGAATTGTGGGTTGATATTGCGATTGAACCAGTTAAGGCTGTGGAGTTTATCTACATTCCTCTGCGTATCAAGAACACTGGAGACATAGCCGCAGGCCTGTAAAAATAGGGTCCTTGGACCCTATTTTTTGACCTCAAGTCTAAGATAAATAAAACTAGGAGATATATACAATGCCAAGTTCATCATTAAACAAAATGACAGTACCGCTTGCAAGCGATCAATCAGCAAGCACCCAAGGTCTGTTAATGCCAAAACTTAGATATCGCTTTAGAGTGATGTTTGAAAATTTGGGAGTTTCGACACCAACAACAGAGTTAACCAAGCAGGTTGTGAGCTTTGCTCGACCTAACCTGACGTTCGAACCAATCACATTGCCAATTTATAACTCAACATTGAAATTGGCCGGACGTCATAGCTGGGCAGACGTTGCTGTTGAGATTCGTGATGATGCATCAGGCAACGTGAGTAAGTTGATCGGCGAACAGATTCAGAAACAAATGGACTTCTTGGAAATGAGTTCAGCTGCATCTGGCATTGATTACAAGTTCTTGACCAAGTTGGAAATTCTAGACGGTGGCAACGGTGCTACTGAAGTAGTTGTATTAGAGTCGTGGGAACTGTATGGTTGCTATATTGTGAGTGCTGATTACGGCCCAATGAACTATGGTACCAACGAAGCTGTGTCAATCACTATGAATATTTCTTATGACAACGCCAACCAAGGCAATCAAGGTGGTGGCGGTATTGGTGGAGTTTTAGCTAACGCTGTAAGAACTGCTACAGGAATTGTAACAGGTGCTGGACAAGGCATCTAAGGTCTAATCAATGTCTAGCTTCGGCCAAGACTTTCTTCAAGGTTTTACTGCGACAAATAGCTTGCGTGATTACACTCACGCAAGCAAAACTTTTCGCACTAATGCCTACGAACTTAAACCCAGATTTAAGTTTCTATTTCACGTTAAGTTTTCATTGAACTACCAAGAAATACAGAAACTGACAAATGTCAAAATTTTCAATCCTGAAAATATTTCCAATCTCAGTTTGGCAGTAAAAACAGTTGACTTGCCCAAATACAATATTGACGTTGCCACATTGAATCAGTACAATCGCAAAAGAATTGTACAAACCAAAATCAATTATGAACCAGTAAACATCACATTCCACGACGATGGCGGCGACAACATTCGTGAGATGTGGTATCAGTATTATTCATACTACTACAAAGATCCAGCACAGCAATACATCAGTAATGCACCCACTTCATACGGCACACCTGGCCTAAATGCTACCAAACAAAACGGTTTCAGTTACAACAACCGAGACATTTACGAACAAAATCGTATAGGCAGTGTGAATGACTGGGGATACATTGGCGAAAACTTCATGGATGGCACACAAACAGCCAGTGGTAAGCCACCATTCTTTAGAGACATACAAATTATTGGTTTTGATCAGCACAAGTATGCTAGATACATTTTGATCAATCCGTTGATTACCAATTGGAATCATGACACATATGATTACGCACAAGGCAACGGTACTATGCAACATACCATGACCATACGCTACGAAACTGTAAAGTATCTCAATGGCGGCCTTGGCAAACCAGATGTTAATATCAGCTGGCCAGATTCAGCACACTACGATGAAACACCAAGTCCATTGGCTCGCCCAGGATCTACTGCTAGTATATTTGGCCAAGGTGGTTTGTTAAGTACCGGCGAAGGTATTTTGGCAGATTTAGAATCTGGATCAGTGGCAGGCCTGATTGGCGCAGCACAAAAAGCTGGTGCTGCCTACAACACATTCAAAGGAAAGAATTTGCAATCTATTGTTCAAAGTGAAGCTGTGTCTTTAGGCAAACAGGCAATCAGTCAAAATGGCGCCAATGCAGTTAGATCAGTAATCAATAAAGCTGACGGCTGGGCGTTTCCTGTACAGTCAACACAACGACAAATTACTAGACAAATAAATGCACCAGGTGCTGCTGATATTTTAGCAGGCGGAGGCGGAGTGTAATGTCTACAGGATCAGTTAATTACACCAACACCAATCTTGATCAAACTGTAAGAATCTTTGACAGGTTCTATCAGTATGAGGCCAACGTGCCGGCAGCTGAGTATGATATTGTGTTGAGTTTTTTCAAACAACAAATGGGCGATGCCAGAGTGGCAGGCAACTTTACTGTGAGTTTGTTTCAAGTGGCAGAGCAAACAAATATTCCTGCACTTACTCTATTAGATAGTTTTCAAGGCACTAATATAATGACCATTAATCTCAACATGGCCTACTATCTAAACAATATTCGTAGCAGAGCTACACTGCTGGGTGTAAATGTGCAACCAGTGCCCAACTACTATGCTGCTAGAACAGTGCTACAATGAGCAAGTGGGCACAGGGTCAATATCAAGTTATCAATCCTAAAAAATATGTGGGCCAAGGCATGCCCAGATACAGATCAGGGTGGGAACATTCATTCATGCGTTTTTGCGATACCAATGACAACATCATGCAATGGGCCTCAGAAAGCATACGCATACCTTATCTCCATCCATTAACTGGTAAAATGACCACCTATGTGCCAGATTTTTTGATCACTTACAAAACTCGCGACAACACACTTCGAGCAGAGTTAATTGAAATCAAACCCAAAGGCCAAAGTGCCATCACAGAAGGCCAAAAGCCCAGAGACCGTGCTGTGGTAGCTGTAAACTATGCCAAATGGGACGCTGCTACCAAATGGTGCAGAAATCAAGGCTTGACTTTTAGAGTGATCACAGAAGACGATATGTTTAAGAACGGTAAAGCATAGCCACTAAATATGGCATGACCAAACGTTTAGAAGAACTTTTTGATTTACCGCCCTCCACTGAAGAAGTGGAAACTGCTGTTCCTTCAATAGCAGAAAATCGCAACATAATCCAAAACTTAGACGCTGCTATCGACAAGATAGATGCTGCCTTACCGGCTGTGCGTGGCCTAGAATCTACTGATCAAGAAATGGACGAACTGGCTGGACTAGCCACTTCCAGCTACCGAGACCTAATGGATCTTGGCATGCAAGTAGACTCGAGATTTGCCAGTGAAATATTTGGTGTAGCCAGCAACATGCTGGGCCATGCAATCACAGCCAAAACAGCCAAGCTGGACAAAAAACTCAAGATGATCGATCTGCAGATGAAAAAGGTGCGATTGGATCAGCAACAACTAGACAAAGACCCTGAAGCCACTGCACAGCAAGGTCAAGGCCATGTGCTTAGCCGCAATGAATTGCTGGAAAGAATTCTGGGTAAGAATCAAAATGCTCAAAAAGAATAAATATATCACAGGAACCTGACATGAAACCATTTGCCAAATATCTAGCAGAAAGTGAACGCACATACGACTATCGTATCAAAATGTGTGGTCGCATTCCAG